CCTTGTAAAACTACCCTACAATGACCTTTTTGTTACAAAAAATCTCCCTTTATCCTTAAATGAAAAAATTAATTATCAAGAGGGCTAAAAATAAACGGGGTCGCGGTTAAAAAAATCAGGGTCGGCGGTTAAAAAACGAGCAAGATAAAACAAAGGGGGCGAAACTAGAAAGAGCGTAAAAGCTGGGGGAATTAAATACTGGTAGCTTTGCTAGATAAGTTAAACTTAGGTAGCTTTTAAATGATGTCACAGCTGACACCCTAGGGGGTGACACGTGTAACGTTACATATACCGTTACAAAATGATATTAATCCTCTTTGTTTTCAGTGTAGGGCTTAACTACCTCAACGATTTTATCCATATCAAGCGATTTAATGTAGTTTTCAAGCCAGCTTTTTACCCAATACGGATAGCCTCTCCCATTAGTCCCCCAACTATTTACGCCCTGATAGCTTGTTTCTAAAATTTCCGCTAATCGTTTTTTATTAAGCCCTGCATGTTTCATAAGCTCGTTAAATTCTTCTCTATCCATTTTTAACCCTTTAAAAAATATGCGTTAGCATATTAAATAACTAATTAAAAAATGCTTACGTATATTTTATTAAGTTTATTTTAAAGTGCATAAGCATATAATTTCTAAATTATTTTAATGCTAGTGCATATTTAAAGGAGAACAAATGTTAATCCCAACCAATTCAGACAGACCAATGTTTAAAAGGTTTCATGAGTTTGTTATCGAGCAGAACAATGGCAACACAGAGGCAAGCGAACAAACGCTTTACGATGTAGCATACTCGCTATTTTATGAGAGCCATGCACTAAGAAGCGAAAACGCTAGAGTTTTAATGCATAATGGCAAATTTCACGCACAAAATGTCGAGCTAGAGGAGCAAAACGAGCAATTAAAAGCCAAGATAGAGCAAGCAAAAGCAAAGTTTGAAAGGCTAGCTAGTAATTACGTAGCCTTGTGCGATGAGATAGACGAGTTAAAAAAAGAAAATGCAGAGCTAAAAAGCAAATTATCACTAAAGGGGCAAAAATGAAGTTAGTTTTTAACGAAATCAATAAGAATTTTGAGTTAGGCGTTGAGGTAACTTGCGTATTAGGGCAAGTATCTACCCTAATGCTAGCACTAGCAAATAAACACGAGAGTATTGACGACGAAGAGAGGCTAAACGCTACTTATCTACTAAGTGGCATTTTGCTTGATATTGCCTCTACGCTTGATGATTATGCATTAAAAGACACAAAAGCGACTAAGGAGCAAAGAAATGACAGCTAGAACATACGTAAAACTACACGAGCTTGAAAAGGCTCAAAGCTTTGATGAGCTAATAAGCACACTAGAGCAAAGCGAGAACATTAACAAAGATGAAGCCATTTATCAAGCAGGTGCTAAAGCGTGGCTATTTGTAGATTATTACATTAACGAGCTAAGACACGCAGAAGCACAAGTAAAGCACTTGAAAAGACAGCTTGGCCGCCTAAGCCCTAGCGATAAAGACAAAGAGGACTTTAACAAAAATAATCCCTTAGAAGCCAAAGGGATTTTTAAATGGCATAAGCCCTTAAAAGGTGCGAGCTTGCAAAATGATATGCAAGCAAGCTAATCATAATCTAAAGGGGCAAGCCTTGCCCCTAACCTCATCACTCCACGAGAGGATAAACAGCCTTTTTCATAAAATACTGAAAAATCAAAAAGGCTAAATCAATGCTACCAAAAGAGCTTAATACGCTAGAAACCTTTTTTAAAATCCTTGACAAGTTTTATCCAGACTGGGAGAAGCGAGCAGATGATTATTACCTAACCGAAATAGCCTTTTTAATCCTAAAGGTGTTTAATAGCCCTTACACGGACGAAACCATCATTAATAATTTAAGAGTTATGAAAGTAAGTAAATACGATAAAGAGCTAGCCAAAATTTATGCTTTGCCACTAGAGGCTTACTCGTGGATTATGCAAAACAGAATGAAGCCAGACAGAGCAAAGGCGAGCGTAAAACGATATGTAAAAAATGTGATACAAAGAAACAACGAAAAGCTTTCGCAGATGCAAAAAAACGATGTATAAAGGAGCAACAATGGCAAAAATAACAGACAAGATCAGAGAAAAAATATTAGCCGATTTTCATACTGGATTTTTTTCGATCAGGCAAATAGCAGACAGAGCAGGAGTTAGCCACGTGGCAGTCCATAAGATAGTCAAGGGCTTAACACCAAAATTTAAAGAAAAAATTAACGCCGAAGTAGCCTTTAAAGCGGAGCTAGCAGACGAAAATTTACAACAAATTAACAGCGTAAATGAGGTAATAAGTGAGGCCACAAAACACCTCATCTTTTTTCAAAACGCAGCATTAACAAATCAAAAAAAGGCTAACGAAATGCTAAAAAATGCCAAAACGATAGGAGATATTGAAGCTCACAGCAGAATAACCGCTAGAAATAAAGAGACCATACTAGGCAAAGAGCCACAAACGATCATAAACAATAACAATACACAGCAAAACCAAAAACCAGAGCTAGACTTATCAGGGTTAAGCAATGATGAACTCGAAACACTTGACGCAATACTCTCAAAAGCAAATTAAAAACGAGCTTGCAAGACGTAGCCTAATCCGTTTTGTAACCGAGATCAACCCAAGCTATCAGGTCGGCTGGTTTAACAAAGAAATTGCAGATAAGCTGGAGCGATTTTATCTTAACGTAATGGAGGGTAAGCAACCTCGCTTAATGATATTTGCACCGCCTAGAAGTGGTAAAAGTGAGTTATTTAGTAGGGCTTTTCCAGCATGGGCTTTTGGTAAAAATCCAAATTTGCAAATAATAGCCAGCTCATACTCAAGCGATTTAAGCACAAGAATGAATAGAGACGTCCAGCGCATAATAATGAGTGAGCCTTACGCCGAAATTTTCCCAGAAACAAAACTTAACTCCAAGCGTGTCGCAACCGTAACCCAAAATGCCCTTAGAAATAGCGAAATATTTGAGATCGTAGGACACACGGGCGCGTATAGGAGTGCTGGCGTAGGCGGAGGTATCACTGGCATGGGTGCAGATATTTCAATTATTGATGACCCTATCAAGGACGCAGCAGAAGCAAATAGTGCAACTTTTAGGGATAGAGTGTGGGACTGGTATGTTACAACCCTTTACACAAGACTAAGCCCTAAGAGTGGCATATTACTAGGTATGACAAGGTGGCACGAGGACGATTTAGCAGGGCGATTAATTCAAGAAGCTCAAAAAGAGGGCGACAAATGGGAGATTTTATCTTTTCCAGCAATAGCCGAACAAGACGAGGAGCACCGAAAAGAGGGAGAGGCATTACACCCAGAAAGATACGACCTAAGTAGGCTTTTAAAAATAAAAAGTGCGTTGGGCTCTTATGCGTGGAACGCTCTTTATCAACAGCACCCAAGCACTAAGGGTGGAGATATTATACAAGGGGCGTGGTTTGGTCGTTATGATGTAGCACCAAGAATTAAGCGTGTAGGCGTTTTTATGGATACAGCCCAAAAGACTGGCGAACAAAACGACTACAGCGTTTTATTATTAGCTGGCTTAGGATATGACAATGCCATTTATTTACTAGACCTAAAACGTGGCAAATGGGACGCCATAGAGCTTGAAAATGCCACTAAAGATTTTTTTGCCAAGCATAAATCAGCATATAACGGACTAATGTTTTACATAGAGGACAAATCAAGCGGAACGGGGCTAATACAAAAGATAAAACGTGAAAATAATATCCCAGTAAGAGCCGTAATACCACAAAAGGATAAATACACTAGAGTTTTAGACGTTGTAGGTTACATTGAGAGCGGATATGTAAATTTGCCTAGTGTTGGAGCGTGGGTTAGTGATTTTGTAGATGAGTGCGAGAAATTTACCGCCGATAACAGCCACTTACACGACGACCAAGTCGATACGCTTACAATGGCAATTAGTGAGTTTAAAAATAAGCCTAGTGGTATTTGGGGGCATATTTCAGACTAAATTTTAACAATACAAGCTAAAATAATCAAAAGAAAGGGTTACAAATGCAGACATTAACCATACAAGCAGACGAAGCACTAATAAGCCAAATAGTAGCAATAAGCAAGGCTCTAGCTAATACGACTAATCAAAAGCTAATTATTGATGATGATTATCCGATTTACGACGATGGCAAGACGATGGAGCAAAGGATAGCCGATTACAAAGCGGACGTTGAAGCTATCAGACGCGGAGAGCTTGAAACCTATCCGCTAGAAACGTTAAAAGCCGAGATGGAAAAATGGTAATTAGACGCACGGCGCGCTTTAACCGCGAATTAAAAGCAGTGTTTGATTTTATCGCAAAAGATAACCAAGATAGGGCGAGGGAGTTTAGAAACGAGCTTATCGCAAAGATAGAACGCACAGCACAGACGCCTTTTATTTGTCGTAAGTCTATTAATTTTAACGATGATGAGATAAGAGATTTAATATTTAAAGGCTATGTGATACCTTACTTGGTAGATGATGAGGTTATTTATGTGCTAGGCATTTACAAGGCTAACGAGTGGCAAGCGTGAAACGCAATAAGGCGGTAATGTTTCACAAAAATAACCTTAATTAAGTTTTCGAGCAAAAAAGAGATGAAAACTACTAAATCTTAAGCCAAAACAACCGCTTTAAGCGTCCGAAACTTAAATCATTTAACTTTACTACTTTACAATCCCCTATTTTAGGTACTTACAATTATTTTGTATTGAAAA